TACGCTCAGGCATGAGTGATGCCAAAAAGGAAGCCCTGAACAGGTCAGGGAAGGGTCGGAATCAGGCAATAGCAGTAGATGCGCTAAGTGAGGCGATTAATACTAAAGGCACACATTGGAAGGTTTCTGCGGGAACCAGAAAATGCGTCAGGCTTGACCAGTGGAGGGCTGTTTTTGCTCAAAAAATGGGCACTGATGAGGAAGGCGATGAGGCGTTTAGGTCGGCTTGGAGAAGGGTCAGGAGTGAAAAAGGAAGGCCATTAAATGTTAGGATTGATAACGAGTGGGTGTGGATAGAGGATGCCGTTAAGGTCGATGAGCAGTCCTTTTAGGGGTCAAATTTGGGGTGGTCAAATCGTGGTCGAATCGTGGTCGAATCGTGACGATTTGACCGCAGGCAATGTCCGGTCGAATCGTCAAAAGGGTGTACCTTTGACGATTTGACCGCCCGCGATTTGACCGGGGAAGGGTAGAGCGGTCAAATGGTCACGATTTGACCGGCAAGCGTGAACAAGGAGATGGATGTGGTGAGTAAAGCTAAGAAAAGAAATCGCGGAGAATTGCCAGAGGTTCAGAAGCTGGCGTTTCCGGAGTCTGAGTGGTCTAGGTTCATGAAGGCTAGGCTCGTCGAAATCGATCAGGCTCAGGGTGAACATGAGCGGAAATGGGGAATCGGCAGGGTGATTACTTTAGTTCCTAGTGTGTTTAGGGAGCGTTTTTACGCTCAGAGCGAGCGCGTGTGGGATGCTCAGGGTAAGCAGGACGAGGAAAAGTTCAAGGCGGCTTGCGATGGGATGGTTAGAGCCTTCAAGGCTTTGGATGCCTGGGCAGTGTCCGAAGGACTTGAGCCGATCAGTCAGGTCAAGGCAGTCGAAGGTCAGACCGAACGCGGGTTGATGGTTGTCGTCCAGACTGAAGCTGATGCGGTGCAGTATCAAGCGATCAGGCCAGATGTCAGACAGGTCTGGACAATCGCAGAGTTGGAGCAGATGGTATCGTCAGGCATAGGACAGGACATCTGGCGACTCAAAGAGGAAATCCCGTTTCGGGCAGCGGTCATCGAGGTGAAGCAGGAAAGGCCGGTGGCGAAGCCAGTGGCGGGGGGAGCTTCAGGGTTCGAGGACATCGAGAACGATTTCGACGTTGATGCGCCTGTCGGTTTGCCTAAAATGTTCACGCTGCCGCAGAAGGCCGCGAAGGGCTAAGTTGATGTCTACCTATGTCATGACCAAAACAATCGCTTGGAGGCCGTTTTAACATGCCTGGAAGGCCGAAATACAAGTCCGATCTTGAGGCGCTTCAGTCAATGCCAGAGGAAATGATCTGGGCCATGATTGAGGACGGTAAAACAATCTCGCAGATATGCTACGAGATCGGCGTGGGCCGAAGGCCGCTGCAAGCGTGGTTTGACGAAGTTGATCCAGATGAGTCTAAAATCGCGCGTGCGCGTGCGAAGGCTGCGACGAGCTATGCAATGCAGGCTCTGGAGATCGCGGATAGCTCCGAGCCGGAGCAGGCGGCGAAGGCGCGGCTACAGATCCAGGCGCGGCAGTGGATCGCCGAGCGATGGAACCAGAAGTTATATGGCGTGCAAAAAGCACCGCAGATTACGCTTAACGTCCAAGACATGCGCCTCGCGGCGCTGCGACATGTCGAGGTAATCGAGGACTTATCCACAGATGCGATACCAAGGTTATCCACAGAATGAGCATTTCACGCTCGCGCTGCACAAAAAACAGGCAAAACGGTACGCGCAAACGCCGCTCGACTTAACATAATGGAGATCGTGCGAACTGCATTCTGTAAGCCCGGTGTAAGTAACCAATGAAATCAACAACTTAGGAGAGTACGCGCAGCCGCGCAGACGCGCCGACTTGTCCACAGCACGCGCAGGACGCGCCGGCAACCGGCCTCGCTGGCTCGGGACGCGCAGACCCCCCCCGGGCCGCGAGGCGACGGGGGCGACGGTGGCGTAGCCAAACGCCTACCGAAACCGCATAATCCTGCCCCATAATCGCTTACCCCCCCCACTCCCCCACCACGGCAAAAAGTGTCCAGCCAAAAAAATTCTGAAATCGCGCTAGAGCAAAACCCTTTTGTCGAGTTCGTCAAGCGATACAAGACAAACCCGGTACTCTTCGTGCGCGAGGTGCTTAACACCAAGCCGGACGAGTGGCAAGTTGAGTTTCTAAATCACATTGCCAGTGGCAGCAGGCGCATCAGTGTGCGTAGTGGTCACGGCGTAGGCAAGTCAACCGCTGCCGCCTGGGCGATGATTTGGTATCTGTTCTTGCGTTTCCCGGTGAAGGTTGTCGTGACGGCACCGACGAGCAGCCAGTTGTATGACGCGCTTTTCGCGGAGGTCAAACGCTGGTGCAAGGTGCTACCGCCTTTGCTTGCGGAGCAACTGGAGGTCAAGCAGGACCGCATTGAGATGAAGGACGCTAATAACGAGGCGTTTATATCTGCCAGGACATCCCGAGCCGAGCAGCCCGAGGCCTTGCAAGGTGTCCATAGCGAGAATGTGATGCTTGTGGCCGACGAGGCAAGCGGCATACCTGAGCAGGTTTTCGAGGCTGCTGCTGGCTCGATGTCTGGTCATTCCGCGATGACGTTACTGCTGGGCAACCCTGTGAGGTCTAGCGGGTTTTTCTACGACACGCATAACCGCCTCTCGAATGACTGGGTGACGATGCGCGTAAGCTGCGAGGACTCTCCGAGGGTGTCCAAGGCGTACTTGGAGGAGATGAAGCAGCGTTACGGCGAGGAGAGCAATGCTTACAGGATTCGCGTACTTGGCGAGTTCCCGAGGTCGGACGACGACACGGTGATACCGATGGAGTTGCTGGAGATGGCGATGTCACGGGATGTAAGCGCCAGCCAACATGCGCCGATTGTGTGGGGTTTGGACGTTGCGAGGTTTGGCAGCGACAAGAGCGCGCTATGCAAGCGTCAGGGCAATGCTGTGATTGAGCCGATTAAGACTTGGAAGAATCTTGACCTGATGCAGTTGACTGGCGCGGTTGTCGCGGAGTATGAGGCGCTGATGCCGAATCAGAAGCCCAGGGAGATTCTGGTAGACAGCATTGGCCTGGGCGCTGGCGTGGTGGATCGGTTGCGGGAGTTGGGTTTGCCTGCTCGCGGCATCAATGTGGCCGAGTCGCCCGCGATGGGCACGACGTATAGGAATCTGAAGGCCGAGCTTTGGCACAAGGCCAAGGCGTGGCTTGAGGCGCGTGACTGCTGGTTGCCCAAGGATGAATCCTTGGTGGCTGAACTGGCGACGGTGCGTTACAGCTTCACCAGCAGCGGGAAGATACAGATTGAGGGGAAGGACGAGATTAGGAAGCGGGGTTTGCCATCGCCTGACCGTGCTGATGCGTTTTGCTTGACGTTTGCAAGTGACGCGATGATCGGGGCTTATGGGTCGAGCATGGCTGGGAAGTGGAATCAGCCTTTGCGTCGGAACATTCCTCGGGTAGCATAGTGATATTTTCAATTCAAGGGGTAAACCATGAAGATGGCAGAAGCTGCGAAGAAGATTGAGAGGGTGATGGGTGAGTATGGCAAGGGTAAGCTGCACAGCGGGTCTAAGAAGGGTCCGGTTGTGAAGAACCAGAAGCAAGCCGTAGCAATTGCCTTATCTGAAGCCGGCAAGAGCAAACCGATGAAAAGGGGTAAATGATGGCAACCGAGATGGAAATGGAAATGATGTCCTGCCCGCGAGCAACGCAGGACATTACGCTCAATCTGAAGAACCGTGGCGAGGCCATTGATTCTGCGAATTACGGCCCCGAGAACCCGAAATTGCCGAACTCGGGTTTCTGGCGCGAGATGGCGAATGAGTGGGATGTGAGTACCGATGAGGCGAAGACTGCTCGCTGCGGTAACTGCGCCGCGTTTAATCGTTCGCCTGCGATGCTTCAGTGCATTGCCAAGGGTGTGGGGTCTGAGGGCGATCCTTGGGCGACGATTGAGGCTGGCGATCTGGGGTACTGCGAGATCTTTGATTTTAAGTGCGCCGCCTCGCGTACCTGCCGGGCTTGGGTTGCCAAGGAGGATGAGGATTACGAGGACGAAGAGGGCGAAGAAGACGAGGAATACATGGGCAAGGAAAACGCCAAGATGGAGGGCGAGGATTATGAAGACTAAGCCCGCTGGCTTGTACGCCAACATTCACGCCAAACGCAAGCGCATCGAGGAGGGTTCCGGCGAGAAGATGAGGAAGCCGGGATCGCCTGGAGCGCCTACGTCGAAGGCATTTAAGGCTGCGGCGAAGACCGCCAAGCCGCCTAAATCGGCCAAAAAGTAAGATTATCGAAGTTATCGAAAAACGATAAGACGGCTAATAAATGAAGATTTCGATTGCAGTGGCGAGCGTTACGGGTAGGTGTCTGCCGGTGATGCTTGCCAGTTGCCGAGAGTATGCACCGAAGGTGCCGGTTTACTTGAGGACGCCGATTGATAAGCCCAGGCAGGATGTGTATGTTCAGCTTCGCGGCGCGGCTCGCAGCTTTGGAGAGGACTACAACGAGGTGATTGACGCGGCTTTTGCTGACGGATGCGATGCTGTGATAGCTGCCAATGATGACGTTGTTCTGACGCCGACGAGCGTGAGCGTTTTGCTGGAGGACTTGAACGTCATTGCTGACGAGTATGGCGACTATGTGGGCTGGGTTTGCGCGAGGTGCGATGCTGCTCGGCCTTTGCAGAATGTGAGGAGTAATCCTTACGACGAGAAAATTGATTTTTTTAAGTTTCCCTGGGAGCAATACATTTTGCCGATGAAGGCGGTTTCTCCCATATTTGGCGTAATTACGCGCAGCGCGTGGCAGGCGGCGAAGTTTCCTCCTCTCAATTGGTATTCGGATGATGTTCACTGCATGGATCTGGAGAAGGCTGGGTATTACCACTTCCTTTCGAGGTCATATGTCCATCATGTCGGGTCTGCATCAACCGGGATGGATGCCCAGGCATTGACTGATGCGTCGATGCCTTGGATCATGTCGCATCGGCCAGAGTATGCAGATATGTGGTTTGGGGGTAAGAAATGACGATCAAGCGCGGTTCTGAAACCTTTTCTGGCTACAACAAGCCTAAGCGCACGCCTTCGCATCCGACGAAGAGCCATGCTGTGTTGGCGAAGACCGGCGAGGATGTGAAGCTCATTCGCTTTGGTCAGCAGGGTGTATCTGGCTCGCCAGAGGGTACGAAGAGGAATGAAGCCTTCAAGGCGCGGCACGCGAAGAACATTGCAAAGGGTAAGATGAGCGCCGCGTATTGGGCCAATAAGGTGAAATGGTGAAATCATGAACATGAACGACATTCCTTTGTCTGTTGATATGGTCGCTCCCGAGCCGATGGACGATGCCGAGCTGCAATCGATCATCAACGGCGAGTTGACTGACGCGGTGTCCTACATTGACTCGGACATCTCTCCTATCCGAGCCAAGGGCACCGAGTATTACCGGGGCGATCCCTTTG